ATCTGCGGTGGCGGGTAAACCAAAAGATTCTGAGGTATCTTCCAATCCAACATCCGTACTCATAAATCCTGTACGTGTCGTTTGTGTTGCTGACATAATAGGAATATTATATTCTACAGCCAACCCTCTTAATTCTTCAGCAATAGATTTTATATAGGTATAACTGTTTACTTGTGCGCCCGGTTTTATCCGTGCAGAAGTGCAAATATTTAAATAATCTATAAAAACTATATTTGCTTTGAAAGATTTTTTAAGATTAAGTTCATTAAATAAATGACGAAAATGTGAAGTGCTTGCTGTTGCTGTAGGATATTCTTTAATTATTAATCGACCTTTAATGTTGTCTTTAAGTTTTTTAAATTTACGCTCGTAAATATCTTTAGGTATTTGAGAAAGATCATCTAAAGGAATTCCCAAAAGATTTGCATCAATCCGTTCTGCGATTTTTTCTTCCGCCATCTCAAGAGTAATATACAATACATTATAATTTTGAGATAGACATGAAGCCGCCATATGACACATGAACAAACTTTTTCCAACTCCTGTTCCAGCTAAAGCAATATTTAATGTTTTTAATGAAAGTCCATCTTTTGTTATTTTATTAAAATATTCCAAATCAAATGGAATTTTCTTTTCAGCCCTGTGATAATAATCATAACGATCATCAACATCACATATATAATCGTGGCCGATATGAGGGTCGAAAGAAACACTAAGAGCATCAGAAAGAATAGAAGGTATAGCATCTTTTCTTTTAGGAGTTGTTTTAGTTTCATCAAGGATTCCTATTGACTCGACCACAGCATTATAAATTGCTTTATCTTGACAAAATTTTTCTGTTGATTCCAGTAACCAGGCATTATCGGGTTTTTCATCCTTTTGTTGTGATAAAGAACTAATTCGTTCTACAGTTGATTGAAATTCTTCTTCCCTCAATTCAGAATTATTACCAACATCTATTGTAAGAGCCTCAATAGTCGGTAAGTTATTGTATTTTATAATAAAATTATTAACTGTTTCAAAAATGATTTTTTCTACTCTATCAATAAAATATTCTGGAGATAAAAAAGGTAATACTTTGCGAGCATATTCTTCATTATATATTAGATTTTTCAAAATTATATTTTCTAGTTGTTCCATCTTCACTTTCTTCTTTAGTTTCCTGTAAATCCTTATCTAATACTTCCATTAATACATCGCCGATCAATGTGATAAATTCTTCCCCTTCTTCATCAGAATAATTTAAATCACGTATTGATTCAGGAACCTTTATTATATCATATTCAAACTTAGCTGTCAAGTTTCCGTCATTATTTTCTTTATCATCTATAGCTAATTTACCATACCGATAAACCACGCCTTTGAATTTACCTTCTTTTAATCTAAGGCACCAATGTCCATCATCTTCATCTGGATGTGGGATAAATTCATAATAATCTTTAATCTCTCTTGTCTGGCTCATTAATTTCCTCATCCAATTCTTGTATAATCTCTTTAGTGTCAGTTGTATTAACTCCGTATAAAAATTTCTCTTGACAAAATGTATCAATAGATTTCATAATATCTTCAGTAAAATGTTTTTCTGGCTCATTTAATATTTGTTTACCATAAAGTTTCAAACCAGTAGGAGTTTCATATCGTGTAGATATCTTCTTAAAAACACCGGCCTCCTCTGCCAATTCTAACATTCCATACCAACGATCTAATCCCTTATCATAAGTAACAAGAGAATCAATTATTTTATTTTCAACAGTTAACCTAGATTTATAATTTTTACAATGTATAATATTTCCAATTACATCAGTACCATCTTTCTCTTTTCGTTTTGAAAGTAAAACAATTGATGATGCGGCATACTTTAAACCCTGACCTCCACCCAATTCATCAGAAGCATATAATCCCATTGTTTTATATGTGTGATTAGTTACCAAAAGAGGCACACCAGCTTTACCATATTTAAGTGTTAATACACGAAAACACCCCTTGATTAATTGTGCCCTGGTCATATCTTTTATATCTTTTCCTTCTTGAATATCACCCATTTCTTTTGTAGTTGACAACATACCTAAAGAATCAAGACATACTAATAAAGGCGCGGGGTTATTATCCTCTAAATGTTTATCTACGATACGTGTAGCTTGGTGGGCAAATTCTTGAATTGTTGAAACTGGGAAAACAACCATACGTGAAGAATCAATTCCTCGTGTCTCAACCATATTTTTAGTTAGAGCTGATTCGCTTTCAAAATATATAACCCCACCAGTAGGATTAGCTGACAAGAAATGCTTGACAATTCCGAGAACAAAAAATGTTTTTCCAGTTGCAGTTTCACCCGCAAAAGCAGTAATTTTATTAGAAGGTAAACCTCCATATATGCTTCCAGACAATAGAGCATTAAGTGCATAACTTCCTGTATCAATATATTCTTCAACATCACCCGCTTGTACACCGTCTGAAACAAGGCTAGCATATTCATTTCCTGACTCCTTTATTACATTACGTAAAAATTCATTCATAATTCTCCATTTCTATCCATTAATAATTTTCTAATTTTTTGAATATCTTTTTTTATATCCACTCTTTCAAAATATGTTTCACACCGTAATACATCTATTTGTAGTAGTTTTAATGATTCTTCCAGGTTTTTAGTTAAATATTGACTATAATCTATTTCCATTATGTATATTTTCCTACAGCCTCTTCAAGATTTGTTGCCCAATGATCTGGCTCAATATCATATTTACCATCCTGTCCAGCAAACCCTGTTTTAACTCCTATAGAAGTCATTCCAGCATTTTTTGCCGCTAAAAAATCACTAGTAGAATCTCCTATAAATACACAATGCCTTAACTCTATTCCATGTTTTTTTGCTGCCATGTCAAATAGAAAAGTTCCTGGTTTTCTACAAGGGCAGGGGACACATAAATTTTCATCCCAAGTTGGATCTGAATATTTGGGATAATGAGGACAATAACGAATTTCATCAATAACGGCATTGATTTTTGAAAGCATTAACCTCAATTCAATATGAATATAAGTTAAGTCATAACGTGTTATTAAACGTTTAGCAATACATGATTGGTTTGTAACTACTATTATGTAATAACCTTTTTGATTTAATCTTTTTATTGCCTTATCAGACCCCTCTATCAATTGTAATTGTTCCGGCTTTAATACATAATTGGCAAAACCTCTCAATCGGTCCTCTTTTGAAATAGAAGTGCTAACATCTCCATTAATTACACCATCTCGGTCGAGAAATATAATTTTCATGAAAAGAATCCTTCCAAGTTAGCTATTTTTTCAGTCTTCCATCCTATGGCATTTAAAATAATTTTTAATGGTTCCACAAATGTTTTTTCATATTGAGTTTCATAATCAATATATTCATTTAAACCAAATTCATTAGGCAATCGGTTTCCCATCGCAATAACTGTATCTCCTGTAGGATTTGGTTTCTTTAAATATGCAAATTTAATCTTTTCTCCTTCTTGAATTATTGGATATTTGTTAAATAATTTATGTTTTTTTAATAACTTATTATATATTAATGACCCCTTTACATGTATAGGAGTTCCTTTTATATATAACATATCTTTATCATGATATTTTTTCAACCCCTTAACTGACCGAGGAAACGCAACTTCTTCAGGAGATAACATATAAAATTCTTCACGAAATTTTTCTATAAATTCTATAACATCTTCTTCAGCTGAATTCATAATTAACCCAAAAGATTCTTTAAGTTTATTTCGACATACTTCAGGAGTTGATGATTTTATAGCTTCTATTCCCATCATTTTTAATTTTGGTTTGGCATATTGTACACCTTCAGAATTATGAACATTCAGAATATATCGCTTCTTCGCCACCCATATTGCTCTATCTACCAGAACCTCTCTTTTCATATACATTTTTTGTTCATAAGCATTCAAATATTCTGCGAGCCTTGTGTAACAATTATCAATTATTTGTTGAAATTTTTCTTCACATATTTTATCCAAAAATTTAATAATCTTGTTTGTGTCTGATTTATCTTTGAACACTTTATCTACAAGACGGCTTAAATTAACATAAATGGAATCTGTATCGGAAGCCAACACATAATCAGCCCCATTTGTTTTTAATAAATTATTCAAATATTGATTCACTTCTCGTTCCACCCAACGGATAGAAAGTTGACCTCCATATGTTACGGCCTCGGCTAAACGAATATCAAAGAATCTGAAATATTGATTACCAATAGCCCCATAAGCTGAATTAAGAGAAATCTTTTTTGCCATTTGTATATTATTAAATTTAGATATTTCATTAATTAACTCTTTTCTATTTCCCTGTCCAGATTCTAATTTTTTAGACGCCTCAATCATTTTTGATTTATATTTGACCCGATCATTATACATCTTTTGCATCATTTCGGGTAAGAATCCTTGTTGTTTCCGATCAAAATAATGACCATTAGGAGCAAGTGTATAATTTAATTCTTTTAGTTTTTCTTGTCCATAAAACTTATTTTCTAAGAAATCGTCTATTGTAAAATTTTCATGACCACTTGCCAAAGTTTCTGGGCTTATGTTATATTGTATTATCAAATGTGGATACAATGAATTCAAATCAAAACTGACCACCCAATCATGCATTCCAATAGAGGGATCCTTTACATAGGCTCCAGCATAAGAAGAACTTTTTAATGTAGATTGTTTAGGTGGGATAACTATACCTTTTCTTAGGAGATGATTATATATCAAAACATCCCACATACGAACTTGCATATATACATCAGAATAATTCACCCGCGCATCATATGCCATCGCAATAGCGAGGTCTATCAATTTCATCTTTTCATCCAACGCATCAACTAATAAAACATCTTTTACATTATAATCAATAAATTTTTGATAGTCTAATTTGTAAAGTTGATGCAAAGTATCAAATTCGGAATAATCTAATTTCTTTTCTCCTAATTCAACAAAGGCAATATGATCAAGTCTATAACTTTCGGATGCTTGATATGTAAATTTTTTATATAGGTCAATATAATCGAGAATAGAAATGCCCACCAATTCAAATGCCTGATGTTCTCTACCTCCCATGCCATAAACTTTTCTTTCTTTGACAATGTTCCAAGGAGAAAGTTTTTGTGATGCTTTATTATTGAATAGTTTAGAAATTCTATTAACAAGATATGGAATGTCAAACAATTCTACATTCCAACCGGTTATTACATCTGGACTAATTTCTATCCATTTTTCAATAAACCGATTTAATAAATTAGTTTCATTTGAACACTTAATATATTCTACGTCAGGATTTGAATTATTATAATCACCGCAGCCATAAACAAATATATTACCATTTAACTTTATACAAATAGCAACAATTTCTTCATTAGCATCTTCGGGATTTGGGAACCCTCTTTCAGATCCAACCTCAATATCAATATTTGCTACAACAATTTTTGATATATCATAATCTAATATTTCTTGTGTAAATTCTTCCGCAATATATGCATATTGAAATTGAGTTATTCCGTAAAACGAAAAATTTTCTACACCGTCATATCTTTTAATAAAATCTCTTGTTTCTTTGATACTTCCGGGTTGAATTTTTTCGACTAAATTTCCATGAAGTGTTTTAAATTTGGAGGGCTTGGGGGAGGGAACAAACATAGAGGGTTTATAATCTATACGGTGCCTATATCTTACACCATCTTCAACTCCTTTAACAAGAATTTGATTTCCATAGAGTTGAACATTTGTATAGAATTTCATAATATCACTTTAAATATAGAATTTTATTTCTCTATAGTATAACACAAAAAGTTAAATTGTAAAGACTTTCTTATTAATGTTATTACCGTTTCCAGTATTTGTTATACATAGTGGTAACTTTTCTTCTTATTGTATGGTGCCAAAAAGTAGAATTATAACTGCTCATCATTTTTGCTACCCAATCACGATCATGTTGATTCGCAACTCTTTGAACCATTTCATATTTCTTTTCACTAAGGGGAATTAAATGTCCTAAAGGAGTACCCGCTCTTATTATAGTTTTCTCTTTTTCTGTTTTATTCCAAACCATAGGAAAATTCACTTCCGTTGACACTGCAGGATTTAAAATTCCTATTGAAACTGTAAAATCAAAAGTGTCTGGATATGCTATAGGTAACATTATAAATTTTACTCCTTTTGGTGCTATGACAGACCATCCAGTAGAAATTTTAATTATAAAGTCAGATGCCCACGGTGGTTTTAGCATCATATTTGAGATTTGAGATTTGAAACCATCTATCCCAAACTTCTCAGTTTTTTCATCAAGACCTAAACTGTTTGCAAATTGCCATTCAAATCCTTTATCCAGAACCTCTATTATAACATCTTTATGGAGAGAAATTACATAACCATACTTAAATAGATCAAATATGCCTGGACATCTTAATAAATGAGCAAAGGCAGGATCATTAGTTTCATCTTCTATTACACGATTTTGAAAATCTTCTCTAGCTCTTTTTACCCAGTTTAACTTTAAATCTTTAGATTCTATAATAGGAAAAGTTTCAATAATACTAGGTTCATTATGAAAAAATTCTATTTTATTTCTTCTATTCCAAAATTTCATAATGTTTTATTTTTTGCCTTTCTTATGATGAAACGAAACCATTTTTATATACTACTTTTCCGCCCTTTGTTTTAAGTGCAGTAAGTATTTTTCTACGATTTCCCATCAAATTGTAACTACAATGAACCCAACCGCTGTTAGGGTCTTTACCATCATAAAACTCTAAAATAATTTGATCAAAATCCAAATTCTTAGTAATCCATTTAGCTAAGTCTGGATTTGGTGTTGAAAAATTTTCAAAATCTGCAGCTTGTCCATTACAATGCTGACTCGTTTTAGATCCACCAACTTTTGCATTTAGTGCAGGACTTCTATAGCCAGAGTTAATTGTAATAACTCCAAACTGTTCTCTAACTGGTTGCAGAATATTAATGCAAAGATGTGTTAAATTCACAAGATGATGTGAACCTGGTGAATTATCTACATTCAATCTTTAATTATCTACATTCAATCTTTCTGCTGTTGCGCTCTTCACCATTTCTGATAGAGCAAAATTCTTTGATAATCTTATTATATCAGCCATAATTTTCCTTTTCATTTATCTTGTTCACGTATTTTTGTTGCGGAAATTTCTTCTATTTCTTTTTCAAAGATTTCTAATTCAATCTCATAACCCACTTTCCGTCCATATGTTATATGTACAATATTTGGGACTCTAATAACTATAAATCTACCTTCATATAGAGCTAATGCCTCTTTGATAAAATTAATCCGTTGTTCTGTAGTATACGGATTATCGGCAGTTCCGTCCTGCTCTCTTAATAAAATTACTACTTGGCCAGTTTTTGAAAGTGCCCGTTTAAAAAGTTCTGTATGCCCTTGATGCCAGGGTTGAAACCGTCCAAGGAGTTGAGTAGTTGGTTTTGTCCAATCCATTTTGTTATTCTTATATTATTAGACTTTCCCGTGGCTCTCCACAAATTTGGTTTCTCAAACATTTGATTAGTATCCTCAAATTCACATTCACTAATCGTATCCATCCAAATAGAGAAATTGGGGTCTATAAGCCTTCGTGATTCTTCCAACGGACAGATAAAATCTAAAATACCAAACTTAAATTGCGACATTCTATGAGCTGATCTAACTCTAGCAGGCTCACTAAAATCCCAATCATTATAAAATTCTCGTATCGTATCGGCATTATAATGTGGTAACTGAAAATGATATGCAAGCTCTTTAGCTAATGTTGTTTTACCTGAACTTGATAATCCAAAAATTAATATTTTCATTCATTATAATCTTTATTCTTTATCTATATCAACTGATCCGGTTGTGGGATCATATGTAACTTTAAATGATATTTCTATTGGTTTAAATGTTCCATCTGCCTTAAGTATAGGTAACTTACCCTCAACTGCGCCCATCAATGCATCTTTAGCATTTGTGAAAGTATGGTGTGAATCTTCTTTTATAATTTTATCCAATTCTTTTTTAGCACTATCTGGAAGGATATCTTCTAACATATTTTCCACATGCTCAGTTGCTAAATCTGTTGCTTTGTCTACGACAAGGCTAGAAATAACATTAAATAATAGTCCTGCTAATGGTAACATAACTTTTCTCCAAAAATAAAAAACCCCACCAAAGAAATTACTCTGGCGGGGAAGAGGTATTACTTCTTTTTGTGTTCAATCACATTTGGTGTAGTGATTGGAACGATACGTGGTTTCTTTTCATCTGGAACCACTTTCTCCAGATTGATGTTCAGAAGACCATTCTGGAACTCGGCTCCGTTGACAATCATGTCATCAGAAAGAGTCCATGAACGAGAGAAAGACCTTCTGGCAATTCCCCTGTGAACATACTGAGTTGTATCAGTATCTTTGTCTTCTTTAGAACTAACAGAAATGACTCCATCCTCTACTTTAACTTCAATATCACGTTCAGAGAATCCTGCAAGAGCAATCTCAATAACGTAATTGTAGTCATCTACCTTACGAATATTGTAAGGTGGATATCCACTATCTTGTTGAGTTGTGGGGAAGTTCATCATGCGATTGAACATAGAGTCAAATCCAATGGAAAGACCCATAAAACGTTCTAAATCGCCTGCTGTGAAATTAGTGTGGTGTGCTAATGTAACCATAATGCCTCCTTATTTAAGCGAGGTTATTAAAAAATCTCCCATCCTTAACACAAGACTAGGAGAGGTAATACGAGGCCATCACTATGATGCACCTCAATCACGCCATCCTTCACCATTACATAGGTGATGGAAGCGATGTCTTAA